ATTCGCGCAGCCCGAAATAGGGCGGTGAGGTGACGCACATTTGCGCCTTCACGCCTTGATCCGCCCAGCGCCGCATTGTTTCGCGGCAGTCCCCAAATTCAATTATATTCATCACCCCACCACCCTCGCACCCAAGACCACCCTAGCCTCACGACTAAACTCATCATCCATTGCACACCCTTCTGGATTAGCAATGATCTCTTTAGAACTATAAACATTAGCATCTGGTTCGCCATTCTCTACGCGCTTACCATTGATTATGTAAATAGCTTTCCATTGGTCGTTACTTTCAACACGTTCAAAATTAACGAGATCAGGGTGTAGGACATGGCCGTCACAGCCTTCGTGCTGTGCTTCAACTGGAATGGTAGCTCCATACTTCTCGCACTTCCATGTTGAGTCAGGAATGGCTGTAGATAGCGCACAAGTCCGGCAATTGGATTCTTTTGTCATCTTTGATCCAAAGCACAGATCGTGTGCCGGACACCACTTACAGCTATAGTACGTTGGATCAGTTGTGTATGGCGGTGGCATACGGTCTGAAAGCGCAATACGCTTTCCACGTTCAAGATACTTGTTAGCTACATCTTCATCGTAATGAAGCCACTCTGTATAAATCTCATCGGTATTCTTGTTTACAGCGTAATACAAGGCACGTTTAAGGTTAGTGCCTTTCATGTACAACATCATTTGGACAAAGTGTTGTGGCTTTGCCTTTTCAACGCCTTTATCTTTTAGCTCCTTAAAGCTCTTGTCAGAATGTGTTTTGATTTCAAGAACAGCTTGTGATTTCTCTTTGCCTGGCAATCCACCAGTAATGATGCCATCAATGCTTCCTGACACATGACTACCGAAGTCAACGCGATATTGATCTGTCCCAGTGTGTTGTAGTGTTACTCCAAGTCGCTGCAAATCAGATACAACTGTATCTTCTTCATTCTGACCACGGCGAAATAAACGCAGCATACGACCAGAAAACTTTTCGATGACAGACCAACGGAAGTTGAGCCATAGGTATCGCTCACAGTGATGTCCTAGCAAAGAACAGCCTAGATGTGGTCTAGGCTTGTCCTGTGGCATTGATTCATCAATCAGTGCGGCGATGCTGTTTGTTGGTTCGGGGATTTTCATAGCTCCAACACCAATTGATTTTCTTCAACAAAACGCTCTAGCTTACCTTCAGAGTCCAGCTTAATACGCTTCTTAATAACGCCAGGCTTCTTGCCAAACTTCTCCGCTACAGCCTTGACCGCCTCGTTATAGTTCTCACGAGCATCACGCAAGTCAGAGTAGAGCGTCAAAAGTTCTTCTTTTACATCGTTTGGTAGTTTCATAATGAGGGGGATTTCTCCCCCATCCTTTCTTATCGTTTAGTTGCCCAAGGTGGAGTCGAAGCTGCTGGTGCAGATTGCTGAACTGTTGCTTGGCTTTCACCAACAGCAACATGGGCTGCGATTACGCCAGGCATTGATCCAGTAGATACAGCCTTAAATCCTTTGATTTCATTTTTGTCACCATAGGTTTCATCTTGTTTAACTGATAATTTAATTTGAACATTGGCTGAAATTAACTGATCTGTGTCAGTTACACGAGCCAAGCCGATTGCTCGCATCAACTCTCCCAAGGATTGTCGTCCAATTTCTTCAGCCTTTGGATTTGCGTTCTTGATATTGATGTTGCCAAACACAACACGCCCCTGATGGCTTGGTCCAATGATGTCATAGCGAACAGAGATGTACTGACCAGTACCGTTCTTAGTTGCTTTGATTTCAGCACCAGCAATCTTTGCCGTGTACCAGCCAGCAGGAAGTGGATCAAAGTTGTTGTCTGATTGTGGAAGTTCGTTTACGTCAAATGCGTGTTCAAGAAATGCCATGATTATTTACTCACTTTCTTTGTGATAGTTTTAGATGCGACTGGTACTTTTTTAACAAACGGAACTTCTTTCAGTTCAACCTTGATTTCTTCTGCCTTGTAGAACTTAAGTTCAGAAAATGCAAAATCACCCACTTCTTCTTCATATCGTTCCCATGCGTCAACAATTGTTTTGCCGCCGTATGCTTTGTTGTATTTATCTACACAAAAGTACATTTTTCACTCCTTAGTGATACTAAAAGATGCCCGTGAAGGCGTGGTTGTAATTGCACCCATCAATGGGGCTGTGATACTAACATCTGCTGCTTTCCATGCTTTCGCATCAATGGCTGGAGTCCATCTAAACAAGCTAGACAGATGCTCTGTTAGGCCAGCCTCTGCTGCCAGTTCCTGCAATGCGTCTGCATCAACCTTGCGATTCATTCGACATGTAATCTTGATCTTGTAACCGCCAGGCGCTTCAGCGTTTTCTGTGCCTTCAAAGTTCTCAGCAACGCCAATCAGCGATAGCAATTGGTCCTCGTATTGGCGACGATTCTCAATGGCTTTGCGCTCATCTTCTTTTGCCTGAATCCAAAGTTGGCATAGTTCTGAATAGGTCATTTTCCACCACCAATCTTCTTAATGATTTCGCCAAGATCAGGCATTTCCCATGCAGACAGCTTTCCTGAGCGATCCTTAGCTTGCCAGATGCCATCTGAATGACACATGATTGCTCGCTGAGTATTGCCATCAGCATCACGCTCAAGACGTAGTGCCAATACTTCATCAAAGAAGAATGGCAGTTGCTGGCCTAGTTTATTCCCTGGCATGGATGGTGCATACAGGATACGACCCATTTCATCAGATGTCTTTTCGACCTTACCTGAGAAATAGACGTGCTTGCCAGACAAATCACGGAAGGCACGAATGATGTCGGTCATCTGTTCCTGCATTGCACCGTATGCTTGGCGCGGGTCTTTTGCGATCTTCTTTTCGTAGTTGAGTACGACTTCGCCAATTTCACTGATGCTATCCAGCGCGATTGAGTCAAAGCCTTTGCCTTCAGCGCTGTTTGCAATCCATTCATAGGCTTCTTTGAGATCATCCATGCTGGTGACTTCAATGAATGGAATGTTTGCATCTGCAATAGACAGCAGACCTGCCTCGGCAGAAATGATTACTGGATTGGGCAGTGTCTTAATAAGACTTGTCTTACCTGCACCAGCTTGACCATACACAAGTAGCTTAACGCCATTGGTATGAACGTCAGATGTAGTACGTAAATTGATTGCCATTTTTACTATCCTTATAGATACTTATTGATTACATCTTTGACATAAGCTACTGTTGATGAGACATCAGCGTCTGAAATTCTCAACATGCAATCTTTGTAACCTACATCATAGATTTTTTTATACATTGCAATTAGCTCTCGTTGCGAAGCACCACCTCCACTTTTAATAGTTCCTTGTGCAACTCTACGCACCAATGACTCTGCAATTTTTGGAATCTTGCTTAAGTTCATTGTCACCAAACTTCTATAGATACCAAATACATATTCTTTATCATGGCTATCCATAATCATTACGATAGCCATCATTCTTGCTGGTGCGCTGCTAAAAATCTGTGCTGTACTTGAACATTCTTCAATTAATTCATTATGGAGTTGCTCAAAACCAGTGTTAGCAATATCTATAGCATCTTGAGATGAAACAATAGTTGTAGAAAAAGCGTACTCAGCAGCAATTCTGCAAGCCTCAGCGCATTTTTTTGGCAAATGAGTAGAGTCAGATAAAGATCGCTTAAGTCCACGATCTATATCCTTAAAAACATCATCATCAAGACCAGTTGTTACTAGCATTTCAACGGTTTGATTAGATTGTCGGATTGCCTCAAGTCTATGTTGACCATCAACAAGCACGCCAGATTTGTTGAAAGCAATACCTTGATGAGTTGTTTTATAATTTCCATTTTTTATTTCTTGCGACAAAGCCTCAGACCATCCTTTACGAAGTCGTCTATTTTCTTTGTTCCGGTCCAAGAACTGTGCTGCCATCTCTGGCGTTATATGCACAAAACTTGCAGACCTTTTGTTGAAGTCGATGTTCATATCTACTCTCCTAGTTGTCACCGTTCGGACAATTCCGGTTGGTGTGTAGGAAAGACTATAGCACGACAAAATTTTCCGTGTCAATAGCTTTGCTAAAATTTATTTTTAGGCTATAGTTGCGTCACTACAACACAGGAGGCTCTATGACGGAGTTCAAAGACTACTGGCGCAATCTGTCGCCAGATGAGAAAAATAGCATTGCTACAAGGCTTCACACATCTACAGCATATCTCTCACAAGTAGCTCATGGCCATCGCAACGCATCTAAGAGACTATCAGAGCTTGCGAGAATTGTCACAGGTACAGAATTCAAGTTTCCAGATAAAAGGAATTGATATGCTAACCAAAGCTGAAGCAGCTCTGATCTATGCTTCGTGGGGCTGGAATGTCATCCCTGTGCTTGAGAATGCAAAGCTACCAGCGACATCTCATGGCGTACATGACGCTACAACAGATGTAGAGCGCATTAAGCGGTGGTGGGAACAGAATCCTAACTACAACATTGGCATTGCTGCCGGTGAGCGCAGTGGCATCTGTGTATTTGACGTTGACCCTCGTAATGGTGGTGATGATTCATGGGGCAAGTGGACGCAAGAAAACGGCGCTCCAGATGATTGTGCTACTCAACTCACGGCAGGTGGTGGTTATCACTTCATTGCTCAGTACGATCCAGAAATACGTTCATGCAAGCTCGTTGATGGCGTAGATTTCTTGTCTGATGGTCGTTACTTTTTGGCTTACCCATCAACAATTGAAAATCGCCAGTACGAGTGGGAGGCTAGCTCAGACCCGTTTGATGGTATTGCGCCACTTATCATTCCTAAGCAGTGGAAGGCTAAGTATCTTGAGCTGAAGCAGACTCGTACAACTAGCGTCAATACAAGCGGTGGATTGATACAGGGTGGTCGTAACGATGGCTTAACGGCACTGGCAGGTGCTATGCGTCACTACGGCATGACTGAGGCAGAGATTTACGCTGCTGTCAGCATTGCAAATGAGACTCGTTGTGAGATTCCGCTTCCAGCAAGCGAGATTAAGCAAATAGTTCGTTCAGTTAGTCGTTATGAACCTGATTGCGATATTGCTGCTAATGCGGCATTAGGTTCTGAAGCTGCAAACTCTTTGTTAGACGGCATGGCTATACCTAGTGAAGAATATCGCTTTACCAGGGCTACCAGTTTCTTATCGCAGCCGTCACCTTTGGCTTGGGTAATTAAAGAGTGGGTTCCAGAAGGCATTACGATGGTCTACGGCGAAAGCGGCGTAGGTAAGACGTTTTTTACTATGGATATGGCTTGTTCTATTGCGTCTGGCAAGCAATGGCATGGCAAGAAAACAAAAGAAGGCTTTGTTGTTTACATGAACGGCGAAGGTCAATACGGTATTCGTCAGCGGGTTGCGTCTTGGTGTAAGCATAATGGCGTATCAAGTCTTGATAACTTGGTAATCTCAAACAAGGCTATTGACCTTGATAATCCGTTGGCTGCGAGCCAGATCATTCGTGCAGTTAAAGAATTAACAGATGGTGATGCAGTCGCTATTTTTATTGATACTTTGAATAATCATATGAGTGGCGATGAAAATAGCGCAAAAGACACTCGCAATATGGTTAATTGCGCTAATACTGTTGCAAGTGCATTAAATGCAAGCGTTGTTATTAATCACCACATGGGTCATAACAAGGATGCAAATGGACGTGCTCGTGGTTCAAGTGCATGGAAGGCTTCTTTAGATTCTTCTATTATGCTTACTAAAGCAGAAGAAAATATTATTGAGATTAATTGCACTAAAATGAAAGATGCTGAACAGCCAATTAAATTGCATGGTCAGTTGGAACAAGTTGATCTTGGTTGGGTGGATGAAGATGGTGATGAAATTCGTGGTGCAGTGTTTCAGTTAGTTAATAACTACACAGCACCGCCTAAAAAAGAAAATGATAATGTTTCTAAATGGAAGAAATATATTATTGACGCTTGGTTTTTTTCAGGAGCTGAGGTCAAAGATGGTGTTCCATTTGTCACAGAATCAGCGTTCAAACACTACCTTGAGACAGAAATCGGTATGTCAGCAGCATCAGTTAGGCAGAATTTCAAGAAAAGTGGTGGTACAAGCCGTGGAATCAACATTTTAGAGTCATCTGGTACAACTAGATTTGACGATCATGGAATTTATGTAACTGATAACCTATTGATTTCAAACATGATGATGCGTAAAAATGGTTAGTTTGGTACAAGTGGTACAAGTGGTTGGTACAGCTTGTACCACGTTGGGGGGCAAGGCGGAGGACAGTTGGTACAAGTGGTACACACTCTCTATAGAGAGTGTACCTTGTACCATGTACCGATGCGGCAAAATGTGTACTGTAAACGGAGGTAACGTATGTCTAGCAATGTAGTGCAAAAATGTAGTAAGTGCGGATCTGAAAAAATTAAAATAGGATATACATATAAGTCAAACGGATCTATCGTCTATCCACCGTACTGCGAAGATTGCGGAACGGTAGACACGCACTGTATAAAAAAGAAAGACGCAATTAAAATTAAATATGAATTGAAATTGGTTTATTTCAAATCACATATACAAGGTTATTCAAATAACAAATGCGTAGTGTGCGGTAATAAAGATGTAGAGCTGCATCACTTTGCACCAGTACATTTGTTTGGTTCTGAAGCAGAGAAATGGCCTAAAGCATATTTATGTAGATTGCATCATAAACAATGGCATGATTTAGTTACGCCTAATATGTGTAATAAATAAAAAAAGCCCAGATCGCTCTGG